TAAAACGGCACACGGGTTTCAGGGTAGAGGTATTGATAGACGTAGAACATGGCACTCCTCGTTTCATGAACACTATTTACGAAAGTCTTTAATATGGCACTCGCATTCCTACGCGACTTCCGCAAGAAGTTGGAAAAGATGGAAGACGTCATGACCAACTTTGATCCGCCAACGTTCTGGTACAGCACTGGGAACTACGCGATCAACAAGGCGGTCTCGGGGTCGTACACCAAGGGAATTCCACAAGGGCGCATCACCTGTCTCGCCGGTCCTTCAGGGGCCGGTAAGTCATTTGAGTTGTGCAACATCCTGAAGAACGCTCAAGAAGAAGCTGGTGCATTCGTGCTGGCGCTGGACTCGGAGAACGCGCTCGATCGCGGGTACATGTCCAAGATCGGCATGAAGCTCGATGAAGACAACTTCCAGTACGCTGGTGTCACGACGTTCAGTCACGTGGTGACGATCGTCTCGGACTTCATCAAGGCGTACACGGCCGCGTACGGGTACGATAAGCCCGATTCACCGAAGGTCATCATCGCGCTGGACAGTCTGGACATGCTCCTGACCGACACCGAAGATGAGCACTTCAACAAGGGCGATCAGAAGGGCGACCAAGGCCAGCGGGCCAAGCAAGCGAAGCACATGTTGCGGACCCTCGTGTCTCGCATCAAGCGTCTTCCAATGGCTTTCCTCGTCACACACCAGGTGTACCCCAACTCTGACATGACGAACGGTCAAGGTGCTTGGATCGTGAACAACGCCATCAAGTACTCCGCGTCGCAGATCTTCCTGATCACGAACGGACGACTGAAGGAAGAAGGCGTGACCACGGGTATCCGTATGAAGGTTGAAGCGTACAAGAGCCGCTTCGCTCGTCTGGGCACCAAGGTTGAAGTCGAGGTTCCGTACTCGGCCGGCATGAGCAAGTTCTCTGGACTGCTTGATCTGTTGGAAGACAACAAGATCATCACTGGCGGTCCGTGGAAGGGCTTGCAGCTGCCAGGACAGGACGTTATCAAGTTCCAGGAACGTCACCTGAACGACGAGCTGTTCGCGAAGATCATGTCGCATCCCCTCATCAAGGACGAGGAACAGACGGTTCTCGAGCTGATGAACACGACGGTAGAGACTCTGGAAGACGAACCAGAGACCGAAGTCAAGCCAAAGCGCGGCCGCAAGGCTGCACCTGATGAACCGCAATCGGTCATCAGCATCGAACAAGGAGAATGAAGATGGAACATCATGTGAATATTACCATCCAGCCAGTCGTTGGCGGATTCATCGTCCAGTACCCCGTGAAGGCTGGCAGCGACGTCAAGTACGTCACTGAAGTCGTGACCACCGTCGGCAAGGCCATGCGCGTTGCCAAGAAGGCGGTCGAAGAGTTCAGCCTCGTCGCGAAGACGAAGGACGAAGTCGAAGCCTGATCCCACGGCCCAGCGCCCTTGAACAGGGCGCTTGTTACAATTGAAAAGTTGTAACGGCGCCCTGTGTGGACTTCAAAATGATCAATCTCTTCGAGCTCGGCACTACCTTCGATGTGATGGCTCCACAACTCCTGAACTTCTTCGACAAGTGGGAGAAGGAGATTGTGAGTGCAGCTCCGATCTTCAACATTGAAGGTGAGCGCATCGAGAAGCTGGCTCGTGACCTACCACACCATCAGGTGTTCTATGCTCAGCGTGCGCAAGAGGCACGCGCATTGGTGAAGTGGCTTGAGATCATGAAGGCTCAGAAGGAAGCACGGCACATCAAGAACTACAACAACTCCCCTCGTGCCCTGGCTGCCCGTGAACAAGCGGCGTACATTCAGGGTGAGAAGGACGTTGTTGAACTGAACCAACTCATCGTGAACACGGCGCTGCTTCAGCAGCAGTTCGAGGAAATCGTCGAAGCTGTGAAGCAGATGGGTTGGATGATCGGCAACATCACCAAGCTTCGTGTCGCTGAGATGCAGGACGCGGTCATCTAATGCCACTACCAACTACCCCAACTGGTGCTCCCCAACAGCCAGCACCACCGAATCCACAGAACGGTCCGAACAATCCGTACTACAACCCGTTCACGTACACCTATGGAGCTGCAGTGGGCGGTGTACCAGCGGCACCAACGGTGATCGGCGTTCCTTCAACAAAGGCGCCATTCACGTTGACGCACACCTCACCGCGTCAGCTTCTGCGCATGACAACATCACCACAGGGCGATCTGATCGTCTCCTTTACGGGTGAAGAGAATGGGCAGTACCTGAATCTGGAGTTTGCACCTGAGCGGAACATCACAACGTTCGAGCAGATTCAGTTCAACTTGCTTCTCATCGGTGCTATTCATCAAGTGGTCACCACCTGTCAGCACGTGATGCAGTACGTTCGTGCACATCAACTGGAACGTCATTTCAAGATCACGGTCACCGCATGACAAAGGTAGCAAGCATCTGGGTTCGCGATGAAGTGTGGATGACGGTCCAAGGACTTGACCCGGCCGATCATACCTTCCTCTGGAACAAGTACGCCATCGAGGTTGAAGGCTCGTTCTTCATGCCCGCGCGGAAGCTTGGTCGTTGGGATGGCAAGATCCGCTTCTTCGACAAGACTGGCAAGGTCTTCCTGCGGTTCATCGACGAGATCGCCGAGTACCTTGACAAGTGGGGCTATGAGGTCGTGCTGCATGATCTGCGCCGCCCACTGCATGTGGTACAAGGGCGACTGCACAAGGACCACTTCGTCGGGAAGGCAAAGGTCAAGCTCGAGGTTCGTCCGTATCAAGTCGATGCGGTGAATGCAGCGCTTGATGCTGGCTCAGGCATGGTCATCGCGGCAACTGGTGCTGGCAAGACGATCATGGTTGCTGGTATGTGCTCAGTGCTCGGTGAAGAAGGCATCAAGTGCATCACCATCGTACCATCGTCAGACTTGGTTGACCAGACCTCGAAGCTGTTTGAGCTTGCGGGCGTTGAGCACGGCATCTATTCGGGGAACGAGAAGAATCTGAAGGCGATGCACTGCATCGCAACGTGGCAAGCGCTCCAGAACAACCCGACGATCATGCAGCAGTTTCAATGCGCGATCGTTGACGAGGCGCATGGAGCTTCAGCCAAGACCATTGGCGACTTGATCACTGAACATGGCAAGCACATCGGGTACCGCTTTGGTTTCACCGGAACAATGCCAAAGCCGAAGACCGATCAAGCGACGCTGCGTGGATCACTTGGCGACGTGCTGTACACTATCACTGCCGCCGATCTGATCAAGATGGGGTACCTTGCGGACTTGGAGATCCAGCCAGTGGAGATCCAGGAGAAGGCTGAAGAGGACTTCCCCGACTACAGCGCTGAGAAGGCGTACACATCACGTCAGCCGGAACGGCTCGAGTTCCTGGCGGACCTGATCATCGATCGAGCCGCGAAGCACGGGAATACGCTGGTCCTGGTGAACACCATCAAGCAAGGTCAGCAGCTCCAGAAGCTCATCAAGGACTCAGTGTTCCTGCAAGGCAGCACCGAGAACGACGTGCGTGCTGAATGGTACTCGACCTTCGAGAGCCGTGACGACTTGATCGTGATTGCGACGGTCGGTATCGCTGCCGTGGGCATCTCGATTGACCGTGTTTTCTGTCTCTTCCTCGTTGACGCGGGCAAGAGCTTCATCAAGTGCATTCAGTCCATTGGGCGTGGTCTTCGCAAGGGTCGTGACAAGGACTTCGTGCATGTCTATGACGTGTACTCGTCTCTGAAGTGGGGCAAGAAGCATGCGAAAGAGCGTGCCAAGTTCTACAAAGAGGCGACATACACCTTCCTCAAGGTTCTGAAAGCAAAGCTATGACCTGCCCATTCAAGCGCTGCCAAGATCAAGTGACGCACTGTGATGGTGCCTGCCACGGTGTGATGCCTGATGGCACCCCATTGGTTCAACTGCCAGAGCTTCGTGAGGATCTGCGAGGATGGTCCTGCACAGGTCTTGGCAAGGAAGGCAATGGTTCCACTCAGGTGGGTGCTTTCTTCGACTGGCTGAATGAAGCCTCTTTCCACCCATACGTCTGATACGAAAGTCCAAAATGATCATCCTGAACGAATGCAACTCTCCGTACATCATCGAGTCGCTGACACAACCGCTCCCGCTGCGTCACCACTGGATCTTCAGCGCTCAGGCGCTGGACTTCATGCTGAACGAGATCACATACCTCGAGGAGACCTCAGGACCGACGGTGACTCTCATGATTGCAGACACCGAAGTCAAGGTCCCGGGCGCTTGGAGTGTCTTGATCGTCGACATGGAGACATACACCGTCGACGCAGTGCCGGTTACCGCCTGTGCTGCCTTTGAACATCACGCCTTCGTGTTCTCACCGAACGACGGCAAGCTCATCACCGCGCCAATCCGGGTTGTGAACTTCCAACCGAAGGGTGTCTGCATCTACCCAGCGCTGGATAAGGCGCAGTCACTCATCCATGCGATTACTCCAGGCATTTCGCATGGTAAAAGCGTTCCGCGTGGTGTCGTCGTTGGTCCGAGTGACCTCTGGCGTTGGGTCGGTGGCAAAACCGTCGGCGACATTCTCGGCTGACAGGCTGGCTTAAATAGGCTCTGAACACAAGGAGCCTATGCACATGAGCGATTACCCGAAGTCGTACGAAGCCGCCGTCAATCATGCAATGTTGTATGAAGTTGGCGGCTTTTGGAACCTCGAAACCCCGGGCGCTCGTGAAGGCCTTATCGAAACTGCTGCACAGCGCAAGGCTGTCGGTTACGTCAACGACCCCCTTGACCTGGGCGGCGAGACGAAGTTTGGCGTTGCGAAAAACGCGAACCCTGATCTTGACATCCACTCACTGGACTGGGCTGCTGCTATGCGGGTTTACTACCGCAGGTACTGGCTCGCAAGTCACTGTGACGAGATCAGTGAAGTTGCGCCACGGCTTGCTGTGTTGCACTTCGACATCGCAGTGAACCACGGCGTTGGTCGTGCTGCGAAGTTCCTCCAACGGGCACTCGGCGTTGCTGATGATGGCGACATCGGCCCTGGAACAATCAAGGCCTTGAAGGCCAACACGGATGAGCTTGCTCTGTGCAATGCGGTCTGTGATCAACGCGTGGCGTTCTACCACGCGATCGTTGCGAACAAGCCTGAACAGGCACGGTTCTTGAAGGGCTGGCTCCGCCGCTCTGATGAACTTCGTACGTTCGTGACGAGCTCGGACACCACGTTCGAATAACCTCCACACAGTCCTGAACACCAGAGACCCGGTTGCATTTGTAACCGGATGTTACAATCGTCTCTGTCAGTTACACTTGTTACACCTCGAAATCTATGACCCAACTCATCAACCCACCCCTGTACGAAACCTTCATTGCCAAGTCGCGCTATGCGCGCTATCTCGACCAATACAAGCGTCGGGAGAACTGGGCCGAGACCACCAACCGCTACATCGAGTTCATGCAGACGCATTTGTCGACCAAGCATGACTACATGATCCCAGCTGACATCCTCGAGGAAGTTCGAGCTGCGATTGCCAATCAAGAAGTGATGCCATCCATGCGGGCGTTGATGACCGCTGGTAAGGCCCTTGGTCGTGACAACACGGCTGGCTACAACTGCAGCTACCTGCCGATCGACGATCCGAAGGCCTTCGACGAAGCCATGTACATTCTACTGTGTGGCACTGGCGTCGGGTTCAGCGTTGAGCGTCAGTACGTACAGAAGCTGCCTGAGATTCCAGAGCGTGTGTATGACAGCGAGTCCACCATCGTGGTGTCCGACTCCAAGGAAGGCTGGGCCAAGGCGCTGCGTCAAGTCATCGCAATGCTGTACTCTGGCGAAGCTCCGCGTTGGGACGTCTCCAAGGTCCGCCCTGCTGGTGCTCGCCTCAAGACGTTCGGTGGCCGTGCCTCTGGTCCTGAACCGCTCGTTTCGTTGTTCGAGTTCGTGACTCGCACCTTCAAGGCAGCTCAAGGTCGTAAGCTAAACTCACTCGAGTGCCATGACATCATGTGCAAGATCGGTGAAGTGGTTGTGGTCGGCGGTGTTCGTCGTTCCGCAATGATCTCGCTGTCGAACTTGTCCGATGACCGTATGCGTCACGCCAAGGCTGGCGCATGGTGGGAGACCCAAGGCCAGCGTGCCCTGTCGAACAACTCGGCCTGCTACACCGAGCGTCCGGATGTCGGTGCCTTCATGCGTGAATGGCTGTCGCTGTACGATTCGAAGTCAGGTGAACGTGGCATCTTCAATCGCGAAGCTGCGAAGAACGTTGCGAAGATGAACGGTCGCCGCGATCTGAACCACGAGTTCGGCACGAACCCATGCTCTGAGATCATCCTGCGTCCGTACCAGTTCTGCAACTTGACCGAGATCATTGTCCGCGCCACGGACACGATGGAGGACCTGCTCCGCAAGGCGCGCGTTGCCACGATCATCGGCACGTTCCAGTCGACGATGACGCACTTCCCGTACTTGCGGAAGATCTGGCGCGACAACACTGAAGCTGAACGCCTGCTCGGTGTGTCGATGACCGGTGTCCTTGACCACAAGCTGTTGAATGACGCCTCAGATCCGGAACTGCCAGCACGTCTCGAAGCGCTGAAGGCACATTGCGTTGCGGTGAACAAGGAACTTGCTGCAATCCTCGGCATTCCGCAAGCTGCTGCAATCACCGCCATCAAGCCGTCCGGCACCGTATCGCAACTGTGTGACACCGCCTCTGGTCTGCATCCACGCCACGCTGCGTACTACTACCGTCGCGTTCGTGCCGACAACAAGGATCCGCTGACGAAGTTCATGATCGAAAAGGGTATTCCCAGCGAGCCCGATGTCACGAAGCCGCACAGCACAACCGTGTTCACGTTCCCGAAGAAGGCCCCTGAAGGTGCTCTGCTTCGCAAGGACTTGACTGCGGTGCAACACCTCCAGCTCTGGCTGACTTACCAGCGTTTCTACTGCGAGCACAAGCCGTCAGTCACCATCTCCGTCACGGAGAAGGAATGGCCGGCAGTCGGTGCTTTCGTGTGGGAGCACTTCGACGAAATGTCGGGTGTCTCCTTCCTGCCGTACGACGGTGGCAACTATCGCCAGGCTCCCTATGAGGACTGCTCCGAAAAGCAGTACCTCGAATTGCTCGAGAAGCTGCCACATGATCTGGAGTGGGACAGCATCATCGAGATCGAAGACAACGTCGAAGGCGCTCAACTCCTGGCTTGCACAGCTGGCGGTTGCGAAATCTAACCCATTTCCCGCTTCGACAGCGGGATCAAACTCTCTACCCTCTTAAAGGATTGAACTGAGATGTTCACCGTGTACTCAAAGCCAGCCTGTCCGTTTTGTGATCAGGCAAAAGCACTCTTGACCCAGAAGGGTCTTCCATTCCAAGTGATCATGCTGGATGTCGGTCAACCAAAGGTCGAAGGCCAGCAGTACATCCAGCGAGCCGATCTTCTGGCTCTGTTCCCGTATGCACGTACTGTGCCGCAGATCATCGACGAACGCGAGCACATTGGAGGCTTCGCTGAGCTGCGCAAGTGGCTCGATGTTGACGCATCGCTGCGCGAGCAGGTACACATGTCCGCGTGAATGCTTAACTTGGGTTGACAGAGACGGTGTCCTTAGAGTATGATTCATCACACTCCACAAGGACACTTCATGGAACCACTCACACCCTGGCCCCGGCACTTCAGCACCAGCGATGACTGGACCCCGATTCATCGTGTCGACAAGCTGCACGAGAGCCCAAGCGGGCGGTTCTTCAACATCGCGGTCGACGGTAGTTTGCTGTTCTCGGCGGTGTTTCGCCCTGATCCCCGGCTAGGGAACGAGCTGCAGTGGTTCCTCTTCCCGTATCTCGATCTGCGTCTGAAGGAAGGCACCGAGATCGAGGCGTTCTACACGAGTGAAGGGCTGTGCGCCTCGGTGGCGGCTGGTCATCACGACGAAGCCGCATGGAAGAGGGCCGTCTGATGGACCGCGACGTCAAACCTGACTGGGACTGGTTGGTCATGGTCGTTGTTGCGATCGTGACGATGCTCGTCATCGCTGTCCTCTTGGGCGGCAACGCACGATAACCGGCATTAGCCGACGAATAAGCGAGGAGCCAAAGGCTCCTCGTGGCGCATCCGGGGTTCGGGTTTCTAAATAGGACACCACCTAGGAGACCCACATGAACGCGGCAACACCAACCACTACAGCGGCTTCAGCGATTGCTGAATCGATGTTCTCGAAAGCAACCATCGTCTCAGCCTTCGGCTATGACTTCAACGGCATGGCTATTGCGCTGATTTGCCTCTTTGCTGGCGTCCTGTTCTTGTTCTATCGCATCCACAAGACTGACAAGCTCGATTTCGCTGACATGATCACGAAGGACGGGCGTGCCGTCAGCCTCACTAAGATCTTGCAGTTGATTGGCGGGTTGACTTCAACCTGGATCATGATCAAGCTTACGCTGACAGGTGGCCTCACCGAAGCGCTGTTTGGTTTGTATCTCACCTATGTCGGCGCCATCGAAGGGTACAGCAAGTTCGTCGCTGCTAAGTACAACTACAAAGAAACCTCGGTCAAAGACGCGTCTAAGGAGTAACCAATGACTGCGCCGCAGCTCGTTGAGATCAGCGAAGTCTACTCCGGCGTCGACCGTAGTTCCGAACCAGCGCGTGGTATTGAACCCACGCTGGTGGGAGTACTCGGCACCAAGAGCAACGTTGGCCACCGACACAACATCTCAGAGATTGAAGCTCTACTTCTGGCGCTTGACCAGAAGGCCAACACTGCCGATCTTCAGACGGCGCTTGACGCCATCAGCACTCTATCGGCGGGTACTGACGTCAAGCTTCTGTCAGCGCGGCTCGACACAAAGGCTGATGTTGCTAGCGTGGTTGAGTTGTTTGAGCTCATTCGCGCGAAGGCCGATGATGTCATCATCGGTGGAATCGTAACGGAGTTGGCGACACGTGCCAGTGCAGCTGATGTGTTGGCCATCGACGCTCGCCTTGGCGAGAAAGCCGATACCTCGATGGTTGTTGGGATCGCAACGGCCCTGAACACCAAGGCGGACGGAGTACACGGTCATCAGATCCTTGAGATTTCAGGGCTCGAAGATGACTTGGGCACGCGCGCCATGTCGCTGCATACCCACACTCTGGCGTCAATCACTGGACTTCAGGCGGAACTCGACACACGGTTTCCGCTGACTGGTGGCACGCTGAGTGGTGAACTTTCTGCCCCATCAGTCGTCGCTGACACGTTCACCTCCAACGGAGGTAGAGAGCTCTGCACGAAGAACTACGGACTTCGGCTGGCAGCTAGCCACACTGGACGACCACTATCTTGCAAGATCATTGCGACCCGTGGGGAAGAGCCTGATGCGTTCCTGATGTGGGATGAGCCAGCGAAGGCCTGGGTGACGAACAACGGTTCCAAGACGGTTCCACTCGTTGCAAAGCTAGCGGATCTAGGTGACGTGGTTCTAGGGGTGCCAGCGCTATGGGATACCATCGCATGGAACGGCCAGAACTGGGTGGCAGCTCCGGTGCACATCAATCCGCGTCCATCATCCTGGACCAAGACTTGGGGTGCATTGACTGACCTAGCACCGCTGCCAGTCGGTCACGCCATGGCATTGCCGGTTGAAGAGCAAATTCATCACCCAACGCAGATCCCTGATTACCTGTACAAGCTAGAGCTGGATTCGAATTCTCGCGTCATGGTGACCGAGAACGGGAACTACTCGGTGAACGTTCGCGGTCGGATCAAGATCACGTACCAGAACGCAGACCAACTTCCAGTCGGTTTCATTCGGGTGTATGCGACTCAGGCTGCCACGGCTGAAAGCAGCGCTGGACAGCTGCTTGGGCATCTAGATCTAGTGGATCACTTTACCCCAGAAGACCGAGCACTTGGGATGAGCGGAGGCGACGCCACCTCTTCGTGGATCGACTTCAACGCTGTGTGGGAGGCAGCACTAGAAGTAACCGGTGTCGAGTTCAAGATCTCGAACCGGCTGAAGACCGGCGTTGTTGAACTCCAGAATGTGTTTGTGCGGTTCACGCTCTTGTCGTTTGCTGACTGAGGACCGTTACAAAAGATTTGTTCAGGTCAGTGTACAAAAGTCGGGATGGGGCTATAATGCATCTATCGACTAACACGCTGGAGCAAATCAAATGGCCGGTCTCTTCTCTACCGCAAAGCCCCTCGAAGCCAAGCCCACTGCCAAGGCCAAGAAGGCCAAGGCTTCCCTGCAGATCGCCGGTCTTGCTGATGTCGCGAAGCTCGACGCGCTGATCAAGGCAGCGACCGCGATGAAGGCCACGCTCGAAACGCAGGTCAAGACGGTCGGCTTCGAAACGCTGATGGGCATGGCGAACGGCGTTCGCCCGACAAGCTTCGAAGGCACGGACACCGATGTGACGGCTTCCGTCGAAATGCGCAAGCGCGGTACGAACTCCGCGCTGAACGAAGACGAAGTCGCAGCGCTCGCGACCGTCGGCATCCAGCCGTTCATGCAAGTCGTCACGCCTGGTCTGTTCGCAATCAACCCCAAGTACGCCGAAGACGCGACGCTCCTCGGCAAGGTCGAGAAGGCCCTCTCCAAGATCGTTCCCGAAGACTTCATCGTCCAGCAAGCTGAAGTGGTCAAGGCCGTGGTCAGCGACGAAATGCTCGACGAAGCCTTCCGCACGCGCAAGTCCGCCGCCATCATCGATCTGATGACCACGATGGCTCTGAAGCCCAAGCTGAACGCCGACTACGACATGTCGCAGCTGATGGCCGATGCCGAAGCGATCATGTTCCCGAAGGCCACCAAGAAGGTCGCTCTGCCCGCCGCCAAGAAGGCCGCCTGATGAACTCCATCAAGAAGCACCTCGCGATCTTGAAGCCCTCCGATCCCATCGATTGGCTCCTGATCGCGCTCATCGTGTACTCCATCGTGAACTGCTTCTGATCATGGCCTATCTCGACTACCGTCCTCTCTGGGTTCCGCGGCCTGAAGTCAAGGTCGCGCCCACGATGCTGCAGTTCTACGAGAATCGAGGGTTTTGGGCCCAGACCAAGAAGAACGGGACCTGCACCCTGATCTACGCTCATCGGAACGAGATCATCTTCAAGACCCGCCATCCGGACGTGAACAACGGCGACCACAAGCTCTGGCGTCCTGAAGGTGATCACAACGCGTTCTTCGCCGCCCGCAAGGACTGGAACGTGTACTGCGCCGAGCTGCTGCATTCGAAGGTCACTGGCGGCCCGAAGAACGAGCTGTTCATCTTCGACATGCTGGTTTCCGACGGCGAAGAGCTGACCGGCACGACCTTCGCCGATCGCCAAGTGATTCTCCATGACCGCTTCGACGGCAAGGACGAAGGCGACCAGATCCGCATCGCTCCGCGGATCACGCTTGCCAAGTGCATCGACGAAGGTTTCGCTGATCGCTTCCAGCACCTGAAGCCCGAGGACGAAGGTCTCGTCCTGAAAGACCCGAGTGCCGTGCTCAAACCATGTCTTAAGATTGACAGCAACTCGGCCTGGCAGGTCAAGTGCCGGATTCCGCACAGCAACTACTCCTTCTGACCATGAGCCACAATACCCACAGCGTCCCCGCAGAGCACTTCATGGCGACCATCCATGTGAACGTGGACAACCCCAAGCTCAGCGATGAAGCGTTCCGTGAGTTCATCCGGAACACGCTGCCGATCGTGAAGTACCCTCGTCCTGAACCCAAGGAGGATACGAAGTGAAGAACGTTCTCCTCCTGCCCGGGAATTGGACTCTGCCCAATGGGTCCATCGAGCTGAAGTTCGTCAACACCGACGGCACCTACGCCTTCAGCGTCGCGTACGACAACGAGGAGTGGTACTCTGCCGCGAACCCAGCGTTCATCCCCGCCATCCGCAGGATCTGCGCGCACTTCGACGGTTCGATCAAGCTCTGGCTCGATCACCACGACGAGCCATTCAAGCTCACCAAGTCCGGCCCCGCTGCATTGCAGTTTCTGTACCTCTGAAGGACCACCATGTCTGATGTTCTCCAACAAGCCAACGTCGTTCGCCGCGAAGTCTTCAATCCGAAGCTGAAGCGTCACGTCGATTCACTCAAGGCCTTCCTCAGCACCGGCTCCTGGGGCGACGTGAAGTTCTACCCCGAGCTGCCGTACATCGAGGTGCCGATGTCCGTGATGGTCAAGTACCTCCGGTACAGCCTCAAGGTCGACGTCGAGACCGCGGCTGCGATGGCCGAGCGCATGGCCGCGAAGAACGTCGTCACCGAAACGCCGGCCCCGACCAAGGAAGAACGCGCCGCGGCGCTGGCATACTCGAACGAGCTGATGAAGGCTCTGAAGGACGCAAAATGAACTTAGACGTTGGTGACGGCTTCATCGCCATCGCAGTCCTGTGCTTCCTCTTCTTCGTCATTCAGAGCGATGACGCGAAGACGGTTGCGGTCTCCTGCAACCACCTGAAGGCCGCGGCGGTCGCGGCATCGCAGCCGGTCCCGGAGTGCGCCAAGTGAACATCAATCTGAACGAGAGCGCAAGTGCCGCTCTGTCCATTGGCACGCTCTGCATCGCCGTGGCCGCGATCTTCGTGACGGTGGCCTTTGGCAGTGCGCAGAAAACCGTGGCCTGCCATCAAGCCCAGACCGCTGCGTACGCAGCCTCGGCAGTTCCACCGCGCTGTCCCTAACTTGGGATGCAGCACATGGTGTCCATGTTACGATTTCGTACATGGACACCATCACAATCAATCCCGACCGCATTGAACTTGACGAAGCGTACATGCAGATGGCGGAGGTCTGGGCCAAGCGCTCCAAGGCCAACCGACTGCAAGTAGGCGCACTGATCGTCAAGGACCGTCAGATCATCTCGGACGGCTACAATGGCATGCCGTCTGGCGTGTCAGATGACACGTGCGAAGAGTGGCACTTCGACGGCAATCGTGATCGCGAACCTGGCTACACAGGCGAATTGATCACCAAGCCAGAGGTGCTGCACGCCGAGTCGAACGCCCTCATGAAGATCGCCGAGAACGGTGGCGTTGGCGCTCAAGGCGCGACGATGTACACCACGTTCTCTCCGTGCCCGGAGTGCGCGAAGCTCATCAAGCAGGCGAAGATCGCGCGAGTCGTGTATCGCAACACGTACCGCAAGCCAGACGGCATTCTGATGCTGCGCAAGCTTGGTGTTCGTGTCGATCATTTGCCATACGGTGACGAACCAGAGTTGCCAGCGTCGGCACCACGCGTACAGAATTCAGACGATCAGCGGATGTTCCAAACACCCAACGATGATTTCGCATACAGCCCAATCGCGCTGCGAACGGGTGCGCTCGATGATGTAGACTGGCCAGTGCATCCGGTGCCAACGCCACCACCGCAGCCAGCATTCCCCAAGCACAATGAAGACCCGCAGGTTATGCGGCTGCTTCGCGAAGTGGCGCAGCAACGTGCCCCGCAACCGGCCCCGAAGCCAGCTCCACCGCCTGCTCCAGTGCAGAGCTCCATGTCAGACGAAGAAGAAGTTCAACGTCTGCTTCGCGAGTTCGAGGCGCATCAAGCAGTCGAGGCTGCAAAGACACAAGCTTCGTCAATGGGTTCACCGACTGGGCAGACGCCCGCCCAGCGTGAAGCTCCTTACAAGTCGACGTTCCTGTGAAAGAGCTCCTCACTGAGCTGAATGATCGAGTGCTCCGTTTCGACGGTGTCTCGATCGTCGAAGCTGATCAGCTCGACGGGCTACTTCGACGTGGCGCTGTACCCTCCCAGCTCAGAGTCTTGTTTGAGACGCCAGAGATTGCGCAGTTCAACGCGTGCGTCGCCGATGTTGAGCGGCTGAAGGAATTCAGCGAAGAACCAGTGCATCTGAAGTTCAACTGGAAGCTGCCACCAGAGGTGCTCAGCCTGGATGTCGAGCAGCACGTGTCGGCAGTGTTCGGAGAACGTCTGCCGTTCCTGAAGTATGACTCAACACAGACAGAGGCCGCGATCAACCGGGTGGCCCTGGAGCTCAAGGGCTTCGAACAGCGCGGGTTGTACGATCTGCTCAGGACTATCATCTTCGTACTGCAACGGTTCAAGGAGACAGGGCAGGTCTGGGGTGTCGGTCGCGGTTCGTCATGCGCGTCCTTCGTGCTGTTTCTGCTTGGGTTGCACGTGGTTGACCCAATCAAGTTCTCAGTTCCAATCGAAGAGTTCATGCATGATTGAAGCTGGCCGGCAAGAGTAAATAGGTACCGCCCGTACTGGGCACAAAGGAGAACCCATGACAAGTCCAACGCGCAGCGCACGAGGCGACCATGTCGATTTCGAACTGCTGGCGATCAAAGCGCAACTGGCCTCCAAACCAGTGCCGAAGCCGGTGGTTGAACGGCGAGAAGCCATTGAAGAACGCGAAGGTGTAAAGCCCCTTCCAGCCCCAGCTGTCGATGAGTTGTTGGCCATGGCTGTCGAAGCCGCTGCCACCTCTGAGAGAGCCGCCCCGAAGAAGAAGTGACGATGGCGCGAGTTCATCGTGCCCGAACCCGCGAGATGGACGAGTTCATGGCTGCCATCAATGGCAGTTCTGCGTGGAGTATTGAGAACGCTTCCATCGCCATTCGTCACGCATTGGAGGAGCACCAAGCTGCAACTGAGGTTACAATCAGTTGTAACGATTGTCGATTGACCGACGATTGCCCCGGCATCAATGATTGCCCTTTCAACTACCGAGACCCAAATGACGACACTTCGCCCACTTCGGAACACGATCCTCTTCCAATTCCTTGACGACACCGGTGGTGCCAAGGGCCGCTTCGCTGAGCGCACCAAGGGCTCGATCATCATTCCAGTGCTGGACTCAGCACAACACAAAACAGATCGCTGGGGCAAGGTTGTCTCAGTCGGCCCAGACGTCTTCGGTGTCGCACCTGGCGAGTTTGTTCTGATCAAGGCCTTGCAGTGGACCTTCGCGTCCGAGTTCGAAGGCAAGAAGATCTGGAAGACAGTCGATGAACAGGTGATCGTGGTGACCGACGACGAGGATTCAACCTTCACGTCACTCTAAGGTCCCCATGAAGCTCGATGAAGTCTACAACACAATCGCAGATGACAAGTACTCCAAGCCAAAAGACATCCTCAAGGTCTTGAAGGACTGGGTGATTCGGAACACTCCGAAGATTGGAACGTTGTCCATCAGCCCGCGGTACCAGCGCCCTGATGCTGACTACCTCTATCGGGGCATCGAGCTTACACGTGAAGACATCAAGAAAATTGAGGCAGGAGGCTCAATCGACTTTGCATCCAAGGGCTTCTCATCTTGGTCGGAAGACTATTGGGTGGCAAGAGGATTTGCGGTTAAGGCCGGTGCACCTGGAGTGGTACTAAGGGTGCCCACCAAGAAACTCAAGATTTGGTTGGACATCGACGAGTTCTTGTTCCGCAACAAATTTCCTCCGCTTGATCGTCGTGAAGAGCGAGAAATCATTGTCCAAGATGCACCGATGAAGATCACCAAGGACATGTTGTATGACAATGATGACCACCCCGTCGAGTGATGTTGACCGACTGACTGACGTCGCTGACCAGGCCTTCACCTTCCTGCTCGAAGCACCTTCGCTGAAGGCGGTCGATGACATGCTGTGGCGCTTGAATGGCGCATCAAACAGCATCGAGTGCGATGCACTTACTATGTGGCTTCGTGTCACGTACGAATTTGCCCCAGAGCTTCCGGCTTGGAAGCCACTTTACGACCAAACTACTTTGCTGTGCAACCTTCGCGGGATTGATCCCGCTGACATGATGTACGGCTTAAACGAAGGCTGATCTTGCTGCTCCTCATCTCAACTTTCATCACCGCCTTCGCCATCGAAGCGCTTGGCACGCTCGTCTCTGTCATTGGCTTGAGCTTGTTGTTCGGTGCAAATCCGATCATCATTGCGCTCGCCATTGCGTTGGACGTGAACAAGATCATCAACGTCACCTTGTTGTACGGCAAGTGGAAAGAGATGGGGGTCATGATGCGGTCGTACGCGCTGATTGCGACCACTGTCACCATGATCATCACCTCGGCTGGCGCGTACTCGTTCCTGTCGGGTGAGTTCCAGAAGGCGATGCTCGGCTCGCAGGAAGGGGCCGCGCAGGTCTCGATCCTCAAAGAACAGCAGTCCAAGTACGAAGCTCGCAAGAAGCAGATCGATGACCAGATCGCTCGTGTCCCCGACACGATGTCAGCTCGGGATCGCACCCGCGTCATCGCGAACTTCAAGGTCGAGCAGCGCGATCTTCAGCTGAAAATTGCCGACATCGACAAGCAGCTGCCAGCGTTGCAGGTCAAGCAGATCAGCATCGAAGCGAAGACTGGCCCAATCATCACCATCTCGAAGGCGTTCAACGTGACTCCAGATGAGGCGATCAAGTGGGTGATCTTGACGATCATCTTCGTGTTCGACCCACTGGCCGTGTTTGACATTGTGGCTGGCAACTTCCTGCTCGAGCGACGTCGGAAGCAGGCGAAGGATGCTGAGGAACAAGCCACTGAAGCACGGGTCAAGCAAATGGGCGAGGTCGCTGAGGAAGTCTTCTCTGAACCAGTGACTCCGAAAGAGAAGATGATGAACTGGGAACCGATCCGCCCAGTCCCAGAACTCTCTGCTGAAGACACCACAGCGCTGCAACACGTCCAAGCCTCTGGTGACTTCACCCTCGAGAAGGCGGCCGACATGTACAAGGACGTGGAGCCGCTGCGGCCGGTCTTGGCTGCTCTTCCAGTCGTTGAGGACGATCCGAAGATTCAAGTCACCTGGCCAACAATGCCACCGCAGTCTGTGCCTGATGAAGATAGTCTAGAGATCCAAGTCATGTGGCCGGCCGTGCCACCAGAGCCGGTGGTGCCTGAAGCACCTGAACCGGTGGCTGTGGAGATCCCAACACCGCCGATCTTCGAGGTCCTCGAGCCAACTCCTAGTGCAACCGTGGAACCACCGGTCGTAGTACCCAGTCAGCCAGACGCGAGTCAAGCAAAGGTCTACACCGAGCAGGACTTGATCGACATGGGTGCACCTCCGGAGGTGATGGTCGCTGCTGGGTACGAGCCGCGTGAACTCATCACGAAGGAGCAGGTGCTGACCCAGCACTTCCCGTACTCGTCAAGCCTGAACAGCGTCAAAGCCGATGACACAGTGATGTTCGATGGTGGTCATCTGTCTGCAGCACGAGAACAGTACCTGAACCAGTCTTGAGGTTGCAGCACACCCCCTTCAGAGGTACAATTGAAGTACCTCTGAAGGAGTTTCCAATGTTGCATAAGCTGTGGGTCGAACAATACCGGCCCAGTTCAATCGATGAAGTCGTGTTCGCCAATGACCGTGAACGCAAGGTGTTTCAACAAATCGTTGCTTCTGGTGAAGTTCCGAATCTGTTGCTGACCGGTCACCAGGGTACCGGCAAGACCTCAATCTCACTGGCCCTCGTCAAGGATCTCGGTGTTGATCGTCGAGACACCCTCAAGATCAACTGCTCGGACGAGCAGATCGAGACGATTCGCGACAAGGTCAAATCGTTCGCATACACCATGCCAATGGGCAAGTACAAGGTTGTGCGGCTCGAGGAGATGGACTACCTTTCGCAGCCAGCTCAAGCTCTGCTGCGGGTTCTGATCGAAGAGGTTGAGGCGTCATGCCGCTTCATCGCAACTGCGAACTACTCGAACAAGATCCTGCCCGCGATGCGGTCACGGTTCCAGGAGCACGTGATCTCGACGCCCAATCGTGAAGACGTGCTTGTGCGCATGGCCGAGGTCCTCACACGCGAGGACGTGGAGTTCGAGATCGACGACCTCGAGAAGGTCGTGGCTGCTGCGTATCCTGATCTGCGCAAGACCCTGCAGATCCTCGAAGCGAACTCGAAGACGGGCAAGCTCATCATTGGCAGCAGCGAGTCCGTCAGCGACTGGAAGCTTCAGCTCCTGCCGCTCCTGATCGCCAGCGATCTGAAGGGCGCTCGCAAGCTTGTCTGCGAGTCAGCGACCCGCGAAGAGCTCGTCGACGTGTACCGCTTCTTGTACGAGAACGTGCACCGCGGCGGCAAGTTCAAGGGCAAGGAAGATCAGGCAGTGGTCCTGATCGCGCAGTACCAGTACCAACATGCCTTCGTGTCGGATCCGGAGATCCAGATCGCGGCACTGTTCATCGAGCTTGGGGCCCTGTGATGCAGGCTGTTGTTCATGCCATTGGGTGGCTTCTCTGCGCTGCGGGCTGCTTGACAGGACTGCTGACGTTCTTCATCCTCATGCTCGCGGGATCTGGTGGCAATGCTACCGCAGAGAAGGGCATGCGAGACGCTGCAGTGATTGGCATCTTCGCGGTGCTGGCCATTATCATCGGGCTCTTCTTGACGTTGGTGGTGATTCCGTGAAGAACCCACAATCAGACCCGAAGGTCATCGTGTTCCCATCAGACAAACCGCCGCCGAGAATCGAGACGCCTGAGCCAGGCGTGCTGTACCTCTGGTTCGAGCACGGCAAGATGCATCTCTTCCAGAATGGAGCGTGGTTCATTACCCCGTACTTCGTATGAGCCGAGACTCCTTTGATCTGTTCGCGCTGCTTGGACAGTTGAACAAGCGTGACATGAACGCGTTCACCAACCTCACTGAAGAAGGTCAGAAGGCGGCAAGTCCGCTCGTGATCATGCGGTGGTTGAGCGGCACCAGTGACCCAGCCCAGATCGTGCGGCTGAACGAGTTCGTGAACCGGTACGTGTTCAGCCTCGGCCAGGAGAAGCCGTTGCTGTTCAAGCTCATGGCCGCGGCATGTACTGGCAAGAACCGGGCCACGTGGTTGAAGGGACCGACGTCAACCAACACGCGTCTCGCGATCGAGGCAGTGAAGACCCGTTACGAGTGTTCCGCACGTGAAGCGAAGGGTTACATTGAACTGTTGGAGCCAAGTGCCATTGTGCAGTTCGCTGAAGAAGCTGGTTGGGACAAAGAGCAGCTCAAGAAGCTTGAGTTGGAACTAGGAAGAGAAGATGGATCGAGAAGCACTCCGAAAAGCGGCCGCAAGTCGAAGGGCTGAGGCTACGCCCGAGAAGGCAAGTCACACATGGCGGTGCGATCACTGCTTGCGTGACTTCCAGACCGAGAACGGCTTCATGAAGCACTTCTGCGTCGAGCGCGACAAGCTTGAGAGACTGCAGACGCCACAAGGACAGGCCGCGTACGCGATGTACTCGGAGTGGATGCGAGTACAGCGTCGTTCGGTGCCGCCTGCGGCAACGTTCATGGTGTCCAAGCAGTTCAACTACTTCATGCAGTTCGCGCTTTGGTCAGAGAAGACTGCCATTCCAAACGTGAACCAGTTCATCAAGCTCATGGTGGACTCCGGCACGCAACCAGTGCTGTGGTGCCGAACGGCCACGTACATGCTGTACCTCGAGTGGTATGACAACACGTACCCGCCAGAGCAGCAGTTCGTTGAGAGCTTCGATCTGCTGCACATGTTGGCAGTGGATCACGATTGCAAGGTGCAAGACGTGTATCTCGCAATTGGTGCATCCGAGATCGCGAAGTTGGTGCGACGTCGGAAGCTGTCGCCGTGGTTGTTGGTCGCGTCACGGAAGTTCCTGACGTGGGTGTCATCGCTCCCGCAGGTTGAGCGCGAGATCTTGAACGGAGCGATCGACTTCGCAGCGTTCGCGAAGAAGATCAACCAGCAGAAGGAGCTTGCCGCTGACTTCGGACGGGCTTGCGAGGCTGAGGGGATCTAAGTGGACATTGACATCGACGTTCCTCCTGCGTTTCGCCCTGAGAAGCTCTTCCCATGGACGAAGGCTGCAGTGGTGCGTGATGGCGAGTACACCCAACACCCGTGTGGTGTCTATCCGCAGGCGATTCCGGTCGATCCTGTCACTGGACTTGCCGCGATTCCGTACGATGCAGCCGAAGAGATCGGGTACTTCAAGATCGACTTCCTGCATTTGAACGTGTACAGTCACTTCAAGGATCGGGGTGAGATCGATCGGTTGCTTGAGACTGAACCTGACTGGACCCTCTTGCAGGTGCCGTCCAATCATCCAAAGCTCTTCCAGCTCGCGAACCACGGTGAACTGCTTCTGAAGCTCAAGCCAATGAACGTGCTTGAGCTGGCGGATGTGATGGCTCTGATTCGCCCCGGGAAACGTCAGCTCGTGCCACTGTACCAGAAGTCGAAGGAGATGACACGCCCGCTGTTGTGGAAGCACGACGAACAAGGGTACTCCTTCAAGAAGAGTCACGCGCTAAGCTATGCGTACGTGCTGATTCTGCAACTCCATTTGATTGAACAAGGACGACTATGACTCGGGATGAAAAGCGACTCAAGCGCATTGAAGCTTGGTACAATGAAGAAATTCCAGACGAGGCGCTGAGCAACTCGGATCTGAAGTTTCTTCAAGAGCGTGTCTTCGCGGCGGTAGCTGAAAAGGTGCTGCAACGCGATGACGTGCATACGTTTGCTGACCATAGGACATTGCAATGAGCAAGGGTGACGATCAAGTCTGGTTCGCGTTGAACCTTGGCAAGTCGGGAACTGCAAGGGTGCGTGTTGAGCTGGACAGTCACATTGTCTGGTTCGTTGTCGACGAGCAGGAACTGAAGGAGTCGATGTGGCTCGACAAAGAGCCACGACTGGAGATTTCAGCTGAGCTCCTAGCTGAGCTGAATGAGGCACAAGCAAAGTTCATGGCAGCGCAAGACAAGCTCCGACTGCTGTACCGCTCCCAAGAAGGCATGCCACGGCAGTTCTGTGACGACTCTGAACCACCACCGCATAAGGTTTTGAAATGAGATACGATCCATCAGGCGTCGACAATCTGCTCGTCGCCATCACGTACGGCAGTCATCTGTACGGCACGAGCACCCCAGCCTCTGATCACGACTTCAAGGTCGTGACACTGCCCAGCTACCGCGACTTGATCCTCGCGAAGCCACTGCGCACCGAGCGGTTCCGCTTCGACGCGCAAGGCAATCCAGTTGGCGATCACACCACGATGCCAGCGAACGGGTATGAGGCGGAGCACACGCCTGTGCACAAGTTCGTGCATGACTACCTTGGTGGCCAGGCGTACGCAGTCGAGACGGTCCATGCGGTCCTGCAAGGGGCGCACACCCTGCATCGCCGTCGGTCGAATGCGCCGATGTACGAAGACTGGCATGTTGGCGAGTTCGAGAAGCTGGTGAGGATCCTGGCGCGCAGGTACCTGCACAAGAACGTGAACGGCATGGTCGGCTTCGCGGTGAAGCAGACGTTCGACTACGTGCGGCGTGGTGAACGGCTGAATGCGGCGCGAGCAGTGCTGGATGAGGTGAACAAGCTCCAGAGCTTGCTTGGCGCCACTGGGCTGCAGGTTCGACTTGACACGCCACTGGCGTTTGCAGCAGCTGGCATCGACTCGCTGCTCCTCCCGCTTGTGAGTCATCACACGGTGCTCGACGAGATCGTGAAGAACACTGGTCTTGAGACCGGCGAGTCGATCAACCATGGCAAGCCGTTCAAGACGCTGAAGCTGAATGGTCGCGAGTACCTCGAGACTACGACGCTGGGGCACTTCAAGAACGCGGTCGAGAAGCTGATCGAGCAGTACGGCGATCGGTCAACAGCCGCCGCTGAGACGGATGTGGACTGGAAGTCGCTGAGTCACGCAGTGCGTGTGTATCAGCAGGTCATCGAGCTGCTCCAGACGGGCAACATCGTGTTCCCTCGACCGAATGCAGCGAAGCTGCTCAGCATCCGCAAGGGTGAGTTCCGTCTCGAGTCGGTGAAGGATCTGCTGCGCGATCTGGACGACACAACGAACGATCTGGTCGCGACCAGTGTGCTGCCAAGTTCAGACGTGATCCGCAAGCAGCTCGAAACAGACTTCTACGACTGGCTCGAAGGGATGTACTGAAGTACAGTTCCACGCGGTCGAATCTCGACTCCAGCGGGTACGCGCGATGCACGACGTCGCCGTACCCGCGATGCGGTGGTCAAGTCGAACATGAACTCGCGACCTACCAGGCGTGTCACATACGCCAAGTCGAATGTCTTGTAGATTCGGCGAGCGATCGAGGTCAGCCCAAGTCGCGACAACTCAAAGGACAGAGGATAGTGCTCTGCCCCGTGCTTCAACCAAGCTTCAGCAATGTGGATGAAGGTCGTCAGATCAACTCCCTCCTGCTGAGCGTAGTCAAGCACGTACGCGGTGATGTTCTCATCGTCGATGTTGTCGACGATCACGAGGTACCGCTCGCGCCGGTGTTCTAGCATGCTCAGCAGATGCAGGTTCCCCTGGTCAGAGACGTGTTCAACAATCAGGCTGGGGATCTTACGCTTCGACATCGGTACCTTCTGTTTGGGTTCGGGACTATTTAGGTGCCCCGGCGGTGAGAAGTGTAACGGTCACGCAAAGTGATGTACTTTCCTCGGGATCGAGTTAAGATGCCTCTATCGACAAACCAACTGATTGCAAAACATCATGGCTTACACCCCCGCTCAAATCGCCGCCCTCCACGCCAAGCTCGACGCCGCTCTGAAGGAGTTCGCTGACGAAAACGGCCTGGTCGCCGGTTCCTCGCGCATCAAGTATGGCACGACGGACTTCCAAGTGCAAGTCCAGTTCGGTGACAAGGCCGCGAACCCCGACGAGATCGATCCCCGCTTCCTGCGCGATCTGACCCGGAACGG